GTCCCACGTCCACGAATGATAAGGTGTGGCGACGGCAGGTTATCCAGCGCAAACCAGATACACGCGGATCCGTCATTCTGGAGTTTTCCCTTTTGCGCACAGTCAACGACACCATAAACTGTATCGCAGGAAAACGGATAATCGACAGGCGCTCCGTCTTCCAGCAACCAGTCGAGCTTGAAAAAGTTCTGCCCGCGCCAGTCCACAAATTCAGCGTTATATTCCTGCTGAACCACCAGCGGCGGGCGACCGTCGATAATTCTGGCCAGCGCCGCCGGATTAATCGTCGGGTTGGCAGCGGTCGGCGCGTGATGTTCCTCCCAGCCCATCGATTTATCATTACAGGCCTGATAGAAAAAATTCTCGTCATCAACACCTTTCGGCGTGCCGGCCATGACTGCATCGCCGTCAAAGTCGAGCAGCGTCGGCTCAATGGCCTGTTCCCAGATATCCCTCATGCCCTTCTTGACGAGACTGCCCTCATCAATAATGACTTTGTGATATTTACGGGAACGGCCCGCATCAGGGTTGTCCAGCGTCCAGAACTCAACCTGACCGCCGCCTATCAGTTCAATAATCGAATCGGTCTTACTGGAACTAATTGTGATCGGCTTTAACAGGTCACGGATGGTCTTAAACGACGGCAACAGGATTTTATAAGACGGAGCAAACCAGCCAACACGCATCTGACGCGCCGCCCAGTTTCCACCAGCCTGTTCCAGCATCGTGGTTTTACCGAAGCGGCGCCCGGCACGGATGACTTTTCGCTTTGCCGGAGAACGGTAAATTTTCTTCTGCCCTGCATGGAACGGCAGGAACTCAATAACGTGTTCAGTCGCCATCAGGGGAATTCACCAGTTTAATGACCACTGTCGGCTCGTCGTCTTTGCCCTTGCCTTTACGCTTAAGCTCAACTTCCTGTTCCAGACGTTCGGCTTCGGCGGTGCGTTTTCGGATTTCAAGATCCAGCAGCCGTTGCGCCAGTTCGGATTCAGCCAGCCCCAGACGCCGCATAATCGCTTCAAACATTTTTTCGCGGCTGATGGTCGATATCTCAATCCCCCCCTTCACCAGTTTGGTACCGGAATATGCCAGGCGAGCTATCGGGGATAGTTTGGTGGTATCAGCAAAATGAGGTCGTCCTACTCCATCACCATTGCATCGGGGACAGTCAGGGTTAGGCTCGCGGTTGTGGTTGTAGCCGTATCCGCCAGCATCGTCCGGTTCTTTCCCTTTTTTGGCTTTTGCCTCCGCTTCCCTCTCTTCGAACTCGATAACATCACGCCATTGGTAGTTATGACCAAAGCCCCAGCAGTAACGACAACATCCACGGCGATATTGCGAGATTTCGTTAGCGTCGAACGTAGCGAGCTGCCACATCTTTTCGAGCACTTCATCTGCACTCGCCAAAGTGCGCACCAGTGAATCTCTTTGCTGCTGCGCAATTGCCTGCGCAACGTGAGGTACTGTGAGGAGTTGCCTACCGTAGCTTGCGTCACTGTAACCAGCGCGCTCTGCTGCGGCTGTTGCGTTCTGGTCTATGAGGTATTCAGCGACAAAGCGTTTTTGTTGGGGAGTGAGTTCACTATTAAGAAGTTTTTCTGCGCTTTTTTTTGCCTGCGCAGTGCGCATTTTTTTCTGCGCAGATTGTTGCGCATTTTGCGCAGTTCGGTTTTTTTATGTAGCGGCGGGCAGATGTGTAATTCAGTCCCTGCGCTTCACACCAGTCTTTGGGGGAAATACCGGATTTAGCGTGATCGGCGAGGAACTGGTATTGCAGCGCTCCCCAGTCCGGTTTTGCCATAATTCTGCACCAGAGGTTAAAACCATTACGATGGGGCTACCCATGGTAATGGCAATAAAAAACCGCCCGGAGGCGGTTAGTAGGTGAAAGGAAGACCAAGTTAACGCGAATTATTACCCTGCATCAGATTGCAATTCGGGTTACGAAAGGAATCCTCGCAGAGTTACGTCACCTGAGCCCCTTGGCTCTTCGTGAATTGACCAATCAGCGTGACCTAAAAGGCGGGAGACTCCAACGTCCCAGACGCGGGTGGTAAAACTCTCAAGATGGTCACCCATCTCGGAATTCTCCCTTCGCACTATCCTTTCGAGTTCTGTTACCCCTGGCTCAGGAACCCTGATGTCACGATCAACGGTTGCTTAAGGGGAAGTCCAAAAACTGGGTCAAAAAGACCTCCTTGAACTTTCCGTGGGTTAACAGTTAGATAATATCTAATTCAGGAGCTACTTCAAGCACTGCGTTTTAATATAGTCCTGCAAAGCTCTCAGGGCTGTCTGGTCTTGCTTGATACCGGATCGGATACCGAGAACGTTTCGTCCAGCAACGTCAGAGAGTTCGATGGTGGCATCATAGCCCACGCCGGAGGGGCTGGAGGTTTCGGTTGTGGCTGGCACTGGACGGTGGCCTTTGACGAGCACCCGGCCGCCATTATTAAGCTTGCGCTGCAGATCACCATTTTCAGCTTTTGCATCGGCTAGTTCCTTTGTGTATTTTGCATCGAGGGCAGCAACATCACGCTGGCGCGTTTGCATATCGGTAATTGTCGCGTTCGCCAGTGTCAGCTTATGAGTAACGGTGTCGCGCTGCTCTTTGTAGGTGATGGCGTTATTTCGGTAGTGATTAGCCAGCCGACCGACAACAATTAGAGAGACGAGCAACAGGCCAACAAACATCGTTTTCCAGTTGAACATCATGACAGGAACAGAGCACGCTCCGCCTCACGCCGACGGGTAAGCCCCTTCAGGACTTTGCCACCAGCCTTATTCCAGCGCAGGAGCTCATCAGCGGCGCCAGCGTAATCACCAGCGTTTAGCTTCCGCAGCAGAGTTGATGTGGATAATGTCCGGGCGCCGAGGTTGTACGCGAACGACACCAGCGCATCAAACTGGCCTTGCGTCAACTTGACCTTAACCAGTCTGGACACATCATTTTCATAACCGACTAAACCAGTTTTAAGCAAGCGCTCGGCAGTAGCCTCGTCAATCATCATTCCGGGCTTAACTGGCTTACCATCAACAGAGTGGGTCCAGCCATAACCAATCGTCCAGGGCTCTCCCCTCGTTCCCGGGTCCGGATAAGCTGTCAGGCTACAGCCTTCAAACTCTTTAATCAGGGAAACACCCTTTTCACTGATTCTCATTGTCAGAACCTCCCAACCGCCCACTGATAAACTTCATTGCGAAGCCCCGGATAGCATCCACGCCGATAAGGCCGACACCGCCACCAATCGCAACAGACAGGGACTTGGGCCAGCCGAAATATTCCAGCGCAGATGAGAAGGTCAACGTCAGGGCGCCGCAAAGCAGAATTTCGAGTGTCTTTTTCTTCCAGCCACCACCACCACCGAAGTAGGCAATGCGTAGACCAGCCATGAACAGAGACATGAGAACTGCGCCCAGTGGGGTATCACCTCGCCACCAACTCTGAAACAATTCAATCAGGTCCGGCCAGGAATGGGGATCATTGTGCATTTTCATAAGCCTCACCTCCGACAGTTCGGATGGTGCTGTTTGCGGTAAGTGGTCAGGCTTCACGGGCTGGATTTATCAACAAAGCACGTAGCGGATGATTCCCGTGAGGCCTGAAACAGAAAAGGCCGCCAAACGGCAGCCTGTGAATATGTGCCAGATAGCGTCTGGCGGCGTATACCCTGCATCTGATACTGTTAAATCGCCAAAAATAACCCCATCAGACAAGAGAGCGAATAAATGGATAAATTTGATCGTCCCAGGCAACGCCTCTTTCTTCAGGGTTTATATGATGCCTATCCTGAAGAATTAACAAATGAACAACTCGAAGAACTGTTATCGACTTTTCCCGACAAAAAAGTTACTACAGCAAACCTTCTGTATCTGGAAAAGCATGGGCTTATATTTAGCGGATTACAAGAAGGCGCTGTTGGATATCACCTGGTGAATCGTCCAGCAATAACCCATAAAGGAATTGACTTTATCCGCGATGACGGTGGGCTTGGAGCGATCCTCAATGTTCAGACAGTTAAATTTCATGACAGTACTATCACCGCCCTGGAAGATATCATTCGTGTTGCAAATCTTCCTGATGAGAAAAAATCCGGGCTGATTTCAAAACTTCGAGAGCTTCCGTCAGATGCCATAAAACATTTGACCCTTCAATTACTGACGAAGGGGGTTCTGAATTTGCCGGCAGCACTTCCGATAATTGAAAAATTCCTCCGCCCGGTGTGAATTCTTTGTCGGGGCGGATCATAGAGAACCGCCCCCATCCAATTAGTGGACCAAGGAAAAACCAGAAATCATGCTGAGCCTCAGTGCTAATGAAAAATCCATTAGGGTGAAAGTGGCATGCGTAAATTTTCATGTATTTCCCCCAGAAACGCAAAAGCCCCGCGGTGTTATCCGCAGGGCTGAATATTCATGCTGGCCGAAACGATTGAACGGATTCCCAGCGTTAGAGTTGATGCTAGACGAAAATTCCGCGAACCTCAATATCTTTTTTCTATAAAAATTGCGATTTGTAGAAATTTAACCTACTTCGTAACTGACTTTAAAGCGCTGTCTGCATAACTTTCTTGCCTGTGACACTCCTCCACCAGCAATTCAAACAGTGGTTGCACGTGATCGTAAGCAGTGGTTTTTTTTACATCCCATACCGTACGAACGCCTTCCAAAACATTGGAGAATTTAAGTCGGGCATAACCTCTCCCCGTGCACCGGTCGCAAACTTTCATAACCGGCGCGCCCTGCTTGTCTGTTTTCTCCTTATCCAGCACCATCCCTTTACCGTGGCAACGACAGGCATTACTGATAACGCCTTTGCCGTTGCATGCTTTGCACAGAACCCGCGCGCTCTCCCGAACTGATTTCCACTCCTCCCAGTACGAGGGGAAAACGCCCTTGGTAACTTTTGCCCATTTTGGTGGCTTTCCGTCCGGGTACTGAATTTTATTGGTGAAAACTTCGACTTCGGTAAAGCCGCTACCATCGCAGCAGTCACATCTGCGCACACTGGCCGCGCTGCGCGCATAATCCTGGTATGCAAAAGCACACATAATTTCGAGCACGCGTCGGCGAACTTTTTCATCGAGTTCTTTAACTGATTTGAAGCGTTGGGATATCTCAACAGATGAATCATAGAGCGCCTCCATCGCCCGGTCTGGGCTACTTATGCCAATCTTTGCCAGGTAGAGATCAAAGCCAAATCCGCACTTCGCGTTAACCAGCCCAAGTGCGGCCATCACGTCAGTTCCGGTCAGGCAGTCGGTGGCAGTCGCCCTCGAGGAGTCACTGTACATCGGTGATTTAGGCGCGAAGTATTTAGCGATTGATTCGAGGTTCATTAGGCTGCTCCTGCTGAATGATAGATACGAACAAAATTACGAAGAATGCGGTAATCCACCAGCACCGATCCCCGGTAGCGGTAAATGCGAAGGCGCTGCCAGCGCGCGCGGAGTATCTCGATCAGTTCTGGTTTCATGCCGCCTCCAGCTTTTTTAGCGCACGCAGATCCGCCAGAGCCGCGAGCCTGATTTCCTTCAGCTCCTCGACCGTCCATCGGTGCGGGGTGTTATTGTTCTCGAGTTCCAGCACCGCCGCCTCACCGTAACGCTCAACCAGCGCGGCACGATATGCTTCGATGTTCCCTGATTTGTAGACGTTGCAGACATCACACTGAAGATGGATGTTGAAGCGAGTGAAGCGCAGATGCCCGGCGGCGGCCATACTCCTGTAATGGCCTGCATGCCATGCGAATGCCGTCTTCGTTCCACAGGAGATGCAACCGAGTCCTTCTGCCAGTTCGGTTTCGCGGCAAATGTCATTTACGGCGCGCTGCGTCAAGTCAATCCAGTGTTTCAGCGGCTTAACCGCGGCTTTCCGCTGGCGCCAGGCGGCGCGTTCTTTTTCTCAGCGGCGCGCTGAAGGGATTGCGCCTTACGTTGCGCGGCTTCGCGAGCTTTTCTGGTCTGTTCTTTGCCGACGGCGCTGGCACACTGGTACGAGCAAACGATCTGCCCCTCGCGTATCGGGTGAAACCACTGGCGGCATTCTTTGTTTGCGCACTTACGGCGCGGTAATTTAGCCATGCTCACCCCCAGACCTTTTGGCGTAAGGATTTTGGCGTCCGCACCCGGTGTGCATATTCAGGTAATTTCGCGCTGACAGTCCAGGTAATGAAGTCAGGGTTCAGGCTCTTTTCTGTCCTTACGCCCCGCTTCTGATAATCCGATATCAGCGTGTCGGCCTGCTCGGTTGTGCAGTCGTGATGATGGAACCAGGAGTATTTCATCGCCATCACCCCGCAAAGCTCATTAGCTGGGCGGCGGCGTTCTCGGCCTCGCGCTGAGTACGGAATGTACGTGATAAAATCCACCGCCAGAGCACATCAAGCGCGGATTTATACAACTGCTGAAATTCGACCTCATCCATACTGGAAAAAGAAATACTGCGGGGATGTTTGCGGAGGGTGCCATCAGGTAGCTGGATGGCGTCATAGTGACCAGCCTCAACCGTCACCCATGCGCGGTATGCATCGAAAGATTTACAGGGGCTAATTCCGTTTGTTACCCGGCGGTTTGCAATCTGTTCCAGATACTGCTCAGCCGCATCCAGTAATGCGCCCTCATTCCCGCCATATGCAGCAAGAAACTTTGCATAACCGTTTACCAGTTTGCGCTCGTTGGCAGAAATGGCGCCGCCGGTGGGTTCCCAGTATTCAAACCCGAGATTAAGCAACGCGAAAAAGCGGCGATGGAATGCAGGATTCCTCACCTGACGGAACTCAGCCACCAGCACGGCGCCGAGTTTGATTTTTGATTGCAGAATATCGCTGGTCTCCGGCGTCGCGGGGATCAGGATTCCAGATGACTGCTTGATGAGTTGTAATTCGTGCGCCATGGTATTCTCCGTGGCGCAGAAGGTTAACGGTTGTTCAGGCCGTTGATTTCATATTATCAGAAGGTGGTGTTACCCGGTAGCCGAGACTGCGAATAAAATGCATAAAACCGTTGGGAGTAAAAACTTCTTCGTCATCCAGCAAAGGACGCATAGATACCATGCCATTTACACGATAGATAAGATGCCTGCCTGATGATGGAAAGCTAAACACCACGCAGCCATCAGATCTTCTTACAATGTCATACCAGCTATCTTCTGACTTTTGCAAAGCTGAATTACTCAATTTTTGTTCTCCCTTCAGGCGGCGATATACAGACGCGGTTAAAAATTGTCGGCAGCAGCATCAAAGGGATACGCAAATTGCGGTATTCTGAAAAATGCGCGCCAGTATTAAGCGCAATGTTAATAAAACCAGTCGTCAGCGCTTTCCCACGTTTCCTGCAGAATGCTCTGTATACGTTTTTTATCGCCATCAGCAGCACCGACGATACTCAGCCCATCCTGACTACCGCGACGGATAGTTAAGTTGCAGTTTTCATACTGATTCTGGAGACGGGTAATTAATTCTTTTTCCAGTGCAGGAACTGCCCCTTCCGGAAGCTGTTTTGTCCGGCTGATAACAAGCTCAATTCTCATAATTCCCTCTACACTTAACTACTGTATATAAACACAGTATACCTGTTAGAAAGAATATTCAAGACATGAATAGCACTTTTTGCAAAAGCTAGCGTGTTGTTTCATATCAGATTTCAGGCGGGAAAACCCGTCGCAGCGTACTCGAGTTTCTGAGTTGTGATATTCACACCGAAGGTATGGTAGAAATAACCATGGCTCTTTTTACGCCATATCAACACTATGAATAAGATGGCAAACTGAAATGTACAAACCATATAGAGTTTTAATATGAAATTTCATCTTCTACGCC